ATGGAAGGCTGTATTTATCCGTTTGAACGCTTTGAACGTCTTAAAAAGTGGAAAGGTTATTCACTTGCTTATTCATTTGGTTATTCATTTAAGCTATTACAAAAACGAAATGTTTTGATTGCTTATTCATTTGGTTATTCATTTTTGTGCCTATTTTGTTCTAATAAAACGGGGAAATATCTTTTTTTTATTTGGTATTCATCGGTTTTTATAATATTGTAGGGGGTAAATTGTATATAGATAATATTTATTTACTCCCCTGTATTTTTATATATTCTGCTGTAAAATAGTGATTTAACTGTTTTTACCTCCCTTTCCCCATAAAACACGTTTTAGATGGCATTGGCAACCGTAGAATCGCTTGCATCCGAAACACGCCCCGACTTGTCCTGTTTAAGTTGTGTAATTGTCTGTTTGAGCATCCCTATTTCCTCTGCCATTTCTCGAATGGTGGAGTCTTTTTCCCTTAAAACATCCAGAAGCTCCCTAAAATTATTGTTAGCTGTTTCTGGAGGAGCTGTTTCCGTTACTACTGGTGTAATTTTTTCGGCTTCTATATCTTTTAAAAGAAAGTCGTCGATTGATATTCTAAAAAACTTAGATATTTCACATAACAAACTCAATTTAGGTTCTGTATTACCCAGTTCATAGTTTGACATTGTACCTTTTTTGATGCCCAGAAACTCAAATTCATCTAATTTAAGTCCCCTACTCTCCCTTAGATATCTAAGATTCTTAGAAAAAACGCTCATAAATCTAAATTATTTGGATTAACACTTTGTTGTCTAAGAAACTTAGACTATATTTGCCACGTGATTAAAGTTTAAACACGCCCCAAAGCTACAAAAAAGGCTTGAGGTAACAATGAGAATTTAAAAAGAAGCAAAATGGAAGTAAAATTTAAAAAGGGACAAAGTGTGAGAATCACCAAGAGAAATGGTGAGATCATTGATGGTATAGTTCGTGACTGGGATTATAACATTTGTACGTTCGTGCGGGAATATAATATCGATTATATGAAAAATGGTCAGGTTTGGACTGTAATATGTGTTCCGGAGGATGCGATAAAGGAGCTTTAATAATTTTCTCGGGCAGTTAGTTCAGCTGGTAGAACAAACTAAACTCCTATAATGGAGAGGTTATGGTCCGCGGTTCGAATCCGCGACTGCCCACTACGATAATTTAAATATTAGATAGTATGAAAGAACGAATAGTTGTAGAATACGGTGAGGTGAATAAAATTGCCGAACTGATGGGCTGTACAAACGTGATGGTGAGTCATGCGCTTGCCTTCCGTAAGAACAGCAAACTGGCCCGTTCCATTCGTAAGCTCGCCATTGAGCGCGGTGGATCCAAAGTAGGTGGTAATCCTCAAAATACAAGTAGCCATGAAAAATGATTTGATGACATTGTTCAGCGACCAGCTGCACTGGTTTGCTCGTCTGAAACGAAAACAGCGCTTTTGCGTGCTTTACTTCTGTATGAGTTTCGGGATCCTGCTCTCTATTTTTTTTATTAATCCGCTGCTGGAACTTCTCGTAGTGTTGAATTTCGGGATCTCCGTGCGGCTGCTGAAGAAGCATGTCCCTTTGAATGATTTAGAGGATTGATAATCAAGCTGGGAGATGGAATACTTTGATAATATATTGTGTGTAACTTACAAAGAGTTGCTGGATATAATGCCCAAAGGCACTTTGAATAGCCAGCTGTCCCGAGAAAAACTGGATGTCGTTTCCCGTGGCGGTGGTGAAAATAATCCGGCTCTGTATGCCTATTCCTCCCTTCCCGAGAAATACAAGAAACGTTGGGTTGAGCGTCATGGCGAACCCGAGAAACAAATGAGACAGGAAATGATCCGTAACATAGTGAAGAAAGACGAGAAGGCCGAGAACTTTTTCGAGGATTACCGTTACGACAAGAACGGTGAGATGGTCGCTCTTCCCGAGGATGTGAAGAAGGAATACACCTGGAACGCTTCGGTGCTGAACGCGTTGATGGAAGAGTTCAAACGCTTGAGTTCATCCAATAACAAGCTGACCGGTTTCCGCCGTAACCTTTGGGAACTTCTGCTTGTCACGAGTGAGGAATGGCGTCCGGTGTACGGGCACAGTCTTCCGGGCAGTGTGGGGCGTTTGAAAGCCCTGATAAACAAGTTCCGTCCCGACAACTACGGTGTGCTTGTGAGCGGTAAATACGGCAACAGCAACACGCTGAAGATCGAGGAGGACGGCGGGCGTTACCTTGTAGCATTGAAACGCAGCCGCGTTCCGGTTTATACTGACATGGAGATCTTCGAGGAGTACAACCGTGTCGCTCCGGAACGTGGCTGGAAGCCCCTGAAGAGTCCCCGCAGCCTCCGCGAATGGTTCAACAGCCCGCGTGTCGAACCTCTGTGGTACGATGCCGTTTATGGGGAAATGAAGGCACACCAGCGTTATGACCGCAAGCACCGGACCATCCTTCCGGGCCGTCGTGACAGCCTCTGGTATGGCGACGGCACGAAGCTGAACCTCTACTATCGTGACGAGAACGGAAACAAGTGCACTACAAGCGTGTACGAGGTGGTGGATGCCTATAGTGAAGTCCTGCTCGGTTATTACATCAGCGACAACGAGGACTATATCGCCCAGTACCATGCTTTCCGCATGGCTATCCAGACGAGCCGGCACAAACCCTACGAGATCGTGTGCGACAACCAGGGCGGTCATAAGAAGAACGCGGCGCTGGGCCTTTTCTCGAAGATCAGCCGTATCCACCGCCCGACAGCTCCGTATAATGGCGAATCTAAGACGATTGAGAACATTTTCTACCGCTTCCAGAGCCAGGTATTGAAGAAACGTTTCGGTTTCACCGGGCAGAATATTACGGCAAAGAGAGATACAAGCCGTCCGAATTTGGAATTCATCAACGCGAACATCGACTCCCTCCCCACATTGGAGGAACTGAAGGAACAGTATGCCGCCGCCCGTGAGCAGTGGAATTCAATGAAACACCCTGCCACCGGCATCTCCCGGATTGAGATGTACAATACCAGCGTGAACGAGGCTACCGATGCGGTAAGTGTGTCGGATATGGTGGAGATGTTCTGGTACACGACCGAGAAACCGTCGCTGTTCACCGCCAACGGTATCGAGATCACGGTACAGGGAAAGAAATACCCTTACGAGGTTTTCTCCGCCCCCGGTGAGCCTGATCTGGAATGGCGCCGACGTAACACCTACAAGAAGTTCTATGTCCAGTACGATCCTTATGACATGAGCAGCGTACGTCTGCTGTACAAGGATAAGGGCGGAGCGATGCGCTTTGAGTGTGTGGCTTCGTTCCCGCTGATGATCCACCGTGCCCAGCAGGAGCAGACGGAAGCCGAGAAACGTTTCATCCGCGCCCAGCAGGAGGCCGTCATCAACGAGCGTATAAACCGCCAGGTCGTTGCCAAGGACATCGAGTACGAACATGGTGTCGCACCGGAACAGAACGGTCTGCGTACCCCTGACCTGAAAGGTCTCGGAAAGGAGGCGCAACGCCAGATTGACCGTCGCACAAGAAAATACAGCCAGCCGGCCCGTCCTTCCATCGGCCGAGACATGAAAGTCATCAGCAACGTGACATGGGACAGCTTTGAGAAGAAGGAAGTGAGCATCCGCAAGGTGGTCGGGAAATTATAAGGAACAGATTTATAACAAGATAAAAAATATTGATTATGGAAATTACAATGAAAGAAAAGGACGCCATCAGTGAAAGCCTCCGGGCTTACGTGGCGAAATACCCGAGCCAGACGAAGGCTGCTGGCAGCCTGAAGGGGGTTAGTGTAGGTACTGTTAGCAATATCCTGAATGGCCGTTATGAGAATATCAGCGACGAGATGTTCCGTAATGTCGCCTCGCAGGTCGGTGGTGTAAGCGCTACCGGCTGGCAGATCGTGGAGACCGGTGCTTACCAGGAGATCACGGCTGTACTCTCCGATGCGCAGCGCTGGCGCAATGTTACCTGGGTGACCGGCGAGGCCGGTTGTGGCAAGAGTACCACCGCCCGTGTTTACCTCCAGGAGCATAAGGAGGTTTTCTATATCCTCTGCTCTGAGGACATGAAGAAAGGTGACTTTGTCCGCGAGATCGCCCGTACGGTCGGAATCCGGACCGAAGGGTATAATATCCGTGAGGTGTGGGGGCTTATATTGGATGACATCATCCAGATGGACGCGCCCCTGCTGGTGTTCGACGAGGCGGACAAGCTGACCGAACCGGTGTTCCACTATTTCATCAGCCTGTACAACAAGCTGGAGGAGAAATGCGGTGTCGTGTTCTTGAGTACCGATTATATTGCCAAGCGCATCAGCAACGGCTTGCGGTACCAGAAGCCCGGCTACAAGGAGTTCTACAGCCGTATCGGACGGAAATTTTATGAGTTGGAGCCTACGGACGTGAACGACGTGTTTGCGATCTGTTCCGCCAACGGTGTGACTGACAGGAAAGACATCGATAAGGTGATAAAGGAGGCTTCGACATGTGACTTTGATTTGCGGCGTGTGAGGAAGTCCATTCACAAGGTGAAACGCATGACGGGGGAATGACCCCCGTTCAAATACCGTTCAAACGTAATTTTAAGGATATGGAAAACAAATTTGAATACTTAAAGATCGACGGTCGCGAGCAGCTTCCCGCTCCCTGGAGCGATTACCCAGTCTTGAGGGAATACGAGACGGTGACCGTTTACCGGAATGGTCGCGACTACCTGGACGCCCTTGTGGGACAGCAGGACGGCTGGTGGGTTGCCGGCGTTCACATGGAGGTGGGCGGTTCCGGCGGTGGTTTCAACCCGGGACGTAAATGGGGACAGTTTGCCACCCGTGAGAATGCCCTTTTGTGGGCACTCGGCAGGATGCTCTGCCACGAGAAACTGCGGGGTGCCGCACGGCAGGCCGTACTTGACCGAATTGACAATATCCGACAACTAACACTGTTCTGACCATGGAAGAAGAGAAAAAGGATAATAAAAAAGCGGGCATGAGACGTGCCTTGAATGTCAGGGACATCCTGAACAAGAAGTATGACGTATTCCCTTTCGAAGGGAAATGGAAGGATGCCTTCGACACTCCGGAAGTCCGGGGCTGCTGGTTCGTGTGGGGCAACAGCGGTAACGGTAAGACCTCTTTCGTGATGCAGCTCTGCAAGGAACTTTGCAAGTATGACCGTGTGGCGTTCAACTCCCTGGAGGAAGGAACTTCTCTGACAGTCCAGAATAACCTGCGGCGCTTTGGTATGGCCGAGGTAAGCCGCCATTTGGCGTTCATCAAGGAGGACATCCCCACCTTGAAGATCAGGCTCCGGCGTCATAAGAGTTTCAACATCGTGATCATTGACAGCTTCCAATACACACAGATGACGTATCGTGACTATATCCAGCTGAAGGAGGAGTTTCCGGACAAGCTGTTTGTTTTCATCAGCCATGCCCGTGGCAAGAATCCTAAAGGTGATGCGGCCACGAGCGTGATGTATGATGCCGACCTGAAGATATGGGTAGAGGGCTACGTCGCCTTCAGTAAGGGACGTTATCAGGGGGCCACTGGTGAATACACAATCTGGGAGAAGGGCGCCTATGACTATTGGAATGTGGCGGGACCGAAACAGAAAGGAGGCCAGGCATGAGCAGGATAAAGAAACAGCTGGAGATTTGTCCTCCCGCCTATATGTGTAAGGGGCCTAACCGTGAGAACTTCGTCAGTACCGGCCACAAGTGTGGTTACTGCAAGGGCAACGGCTGGTTCTGGGGAACGGAAGAGGGCAGCCGCGAGGACGTGCATGTATCCTGCCCGGTGTGTGGCGGCAGCGGTGAGCTGGATGCGATTATAACAGTGGACTGGAAACCTTCAAGCAAGTGAGCCATGAGAAAGGAGTATTACAACTACGTTGTGAAGCTGCCCGTTCTGCTTCATGAACTGTTCCGCGGGAAGGTTGCCGACTATCATTTTTCCGACATGACGGTAGTGATGAACCACCTGGTGAAGTCCTACATCCGCATGACGGATGGTGGCAGGGTCTCCACGGCCACCCGGCGCATCCTCCTCTGCATGGATCGTATTCCGGACATGTCGTTCTTCTTCCGCCGTCAGGAGAAGTCGGTGCTGTTCTTCGAGATGGATCCGGCCGTTGCCGGCAGCCTGCAGCGTGCCATCATCGCTGGCGGCTGGGGCAACCGCCAGCGTCTTGTCGTCCGCCTGGTGTGCGCCTTCTGCTGCGGTGCCGGTGTGACATTGAACAACCTTTCGATGGAGCTTGCCTCCGAAGAGGTGTTCCGCCGTCCTGAAGGCTACCTCATACATACCTACGTGAGCAATTACCAGTACGTGTTCCTGAAGGAGACGGCCGCTGCCCAGCGCATGAGCGTGGAGGGTATGCTGACGGCTGCTGCTGAACTGCTGGTGGGAACGGATGACGAAGGTTCCGGATACCATATTCCGGAGAGTCTCGGCCGTATCGCTGACCGCGTGTTCGAGGTGAGGGGCAGCACGCTGAAGGACTTCCGCCGGCAGTGTCTGGTGAGCATCCGCACGAACACTATCGGTCCGGACCGTATCGCCTCCTTCATGGAAAAGCACGGCATCGCCTCCGCCCGTGAGTTCCTGCGCCGCGTGGTCCTCTTCTTTCTGGAGGCACGGTATCTGATTTACCGTAAGGAGGTAGAACTTGATGAGGATGACCTTCCGGAGGAGGAAGAGACGGATTGGGAGGAAACTATGTACAGCCAGTATCAAAAAAGAGATTTCGCGATTTCAACATATAATTATTAACCATTAAAATTTAACAGAAATGATTACAGAAAAACAGAAAGAGGCAGTAAAGGAACTCTGCCAATACGTGGATAACTTTTGTAAGGAAAACGATCTTAGTGCCTTTATGAGCGTTGCGGCCAGTGAGGACCATCCAGACGGGCTTGAGCAGATAGCCGGCTCAATCATTACCGGCAAGACTGAACATATTGTCGGCTCTATTTCCGGGGTTGTCAAAGCGAATAAGAATGTCTATATGCTGCTTTCCGTGGAACTTATGCAGGCCTACACGAGAAAGGCTGACATTAATACTATTCCGTTCGGTGAAAATTTGAATATGAACTGATGAATGCAGCATAAACAGCTATGAGTGAAAATAACAACAAGCAGAAACGTAAACGTGTCTGTCCGCATTGCGGCCGAAAGTTGTGGATGCGTGAGTTCTATCCGTTGAAGAATGGGGGACGGAGTTCCTGGTGTCATGAATGTGTGCTGGTGTACAAGCGTGAACAGTACCGCAAGCACCGGAAGGTTGCTGACGGTACTTTCATGCACCGGACACTGGGACGGCTCGTCGAGCATAAGGGATATTCCACCCGTATCTTTTGGAACGGTAATATGCTTTCCATCATGCGTCGCCACTATCACAATACCCTCAACCGGGAGCTGGCTGAAATGCTCGGTGTTTCCGAACGCAGCGTCACCCGGAAGGCCCGAGAGATGGGACTGGAAAAGGACAAAGGTTTTGTAGCCTCCCTTAGCCGGGAACATTTGTTGCTGGCAAACGCGAGAAGCAAGGAACTGGGATATCCGGGCGGCTTCACCAAGGGGATGAAGTTTCGGGGAAACCAGTACACCGGGAGGATAAGAGTTGAATAACATACAGCACGGTCAATATTATGAGTAAAAAAATGGTAATTGTGGTCACCGCAGTTGGTGTCCGTAAAGTAGTGGAAAAATGGCTCTGTGAGAATATGACTTGCGAGCTGGTTGTGTCACGTAACGCACGCCATGAGTGTTGTGTGGAAGTCATCTATGATAGCGGAAACCCTTCGGTTTTGCGTACTCTTCTACGCTCTGCCGTGGGTGAAATCATAGAGTTGTGCTGATGTGGTATGAATAGTTTGAGTTAATGAAAATCTGAATAGAATGGGCATACTTGAATTTTTCGACCAGTATAAGTGTACAAAAAATGAAAAAGAGCATCTTCTTGATTATTTGTGTACTATCAGAGTAAAGAGAGTGATTAAGGAAATCAATGACCTTAAAATAAACAAAAAAACAGTATAGCCATGCAGATAGACATCAACAGCCGCAAGCAGTTAAATAAACCCGAGAATTATGCGGCGTTTTACAGCCTTTTGAACCGCCTTCCGACATCGGATCGTGACGCACTGAAGGAAAGCATCGTTTCCCAGTACACGGAGGGACGTACCACGAGTCTGCGTGACATGACACTGAAGGAATACAGTGCCGCCGTGTCCGCCATGCAGAAGCTGGTACCGCCCACTTATCAGGAACAGCTCCGGAAGATTCTCCGTCAGAAGCGTTCCGCGGTACTGCACCAGATGCAGCTGCTGGGTATCGATACGGCCGACTGGGACCGGGTGAACGCCTTCTGCCGGGACAGCCGTATCGCCGGCAAGGAGTTCCGTGAACTTGACTGTGAGGCGTTGGACACGTTGCAGGTGAAGCTGCGTGCCATCCGCCGTAAACGTGAGAATAAACAACAATAGCAACCATTTAATTTTTTAGCTATGGATTTGAAAGAACAATTAAAAAGCCTGTCCGCCCAGGACAGGAAGGAGCTTTTGAAACAGCTCCAGCAGGAAGAGAAGGAAAGCAAGCGTAACCGGCGCGATGCCTATGAGGGCCTCCGTGCGCAGTTCATGCTTGAAGTGAAGAACCGGCTGCTCCCGGTTGTGGATGACGTGAAGGCGTTCCGCGACTGGGTGGAGAAAGAGGCCGCCGCCTTCCGTGCGGTGATGCGTGAATACGGCCAGCTGCGTAAGGACGAGCAGGCGAGCTTCACCATCGTGGACGGTGACATGAAGCTGGAGGTGAGGAGCAACAAGGTGAAGAGTTTCGACGAGCGTGCCGACCTTGCCGCCGAACGCCTGGTGGATTACCTGAAGCGCTACGCCATGGGGCGCGAGCTGGGTACCGACGACCCGATGTACCAGCTCGGCATGACCATGATCGAGCGCAACCGCCAGGGCGATCTGGACTACAAGTCCGTGAGTAAGCTGTACGAGCTCGAGGACCGTTTCGACAGCGAGTACACGGAGATCATGGACCTCTTCCGTGAGAGCAACGTGGTGTACAAGACCGCGGTGAACTACTATTTCCACAAACGTGACGAAAACGGTGTCTGGCACCGTATCGAACCCTCATTCTGCCGGTTGTAGTCATGGAGAAGACGAAGAACATCGCGCCGCACGTCATGGCCTGCAAGCGTTGTGAAGGCAAGGGACGTATCTTTTACCTGGACCAGGGAGGAGCTCCTTTATCCGCAAAATGTCCGGTCTGTAATGGCAGCGGGCGGGTGAAGGTACAGAGCAAGGTGATCACCCGCATCGAGCCGTTTGTTCCGGGTGAGGATGACACCGAACTGATGACCATGTGATTTTGTTCACACTCTAAACAGAAAAACGCCGCATTCATACACGATGCGGCGTTTTTTTATTAACATCCCCGGTTAAATGCCTAATTTTGCAGCATATACCTGAACTTATGGCTAAAGGACGAGACAAAAAACTGATAGAACTCCGTGATGAAGCCCTGTGCCGCCGTTACTATTACTGGACGGAGGTGCAGCGCCTGCGTTTTGATGATGCCCTGAAAGTGTTGTCCCGCCAGGAGTTTTTCATTTCCGAGGAGCGGATCATGTCCATTATCCGGTGCAAGTGCCGGGAGCTGAAGGACTTGGAGGTGAAGCCCGTCCCAAAGGTTAAGAAACCCCGCCTGACAGCCGTCCAGCTTTCCCTGTTCACGGGGGAATGAACCTTCCCCTTACTGCATGGCCGACTCGTCATGCAGCGTGAAAGAATAAACCGTCTCGTACACCTTGATGTTTCCCGGCAGCGAATAGTCCCGGCTCTTTACCCTGACCAGCGGGCTGGTCTCTTCCGTGCACTGGAACTCCTGCAAGGCTTTGTACAGCTCTTTGGCCTTCAGCTGCCGTTCCCTTACCTTGTCATAGGTTCCGGAGGTGTAGTGGGTGTCATCGTAGCAGTCAATGGCCAGTCGTATGGTGATGAGTGACTCGCTTTTCTGTACCCCGTAACCGAGGTCATTCCAGTCCGATTCGGCGTTCCCGACAAGCACGCAGGGGAAGGTTACCGGATAGTGGTCCTCCTCCGCCCCGGCTTCAAGCTGTCCGTAGTCCTCGTCAATGTATGACAGTTCAGGCATCTTTTCGGCGATGCGTTCCATGATCGCGATAAAAATTTCTTCCATGTTGTTATAAGTTTAAAATATTTCTGATTTCATTCTCCATTTTACGGTCTATCTTTTCGGACAGTTCCCGGCTTTCCCCGATAAACTGGCGTTGCGGTATTTTTATCCGGAGCTTTTTCTTTTTGGTCAGCGCCAGCCTTTTCCATTTCAGCGCTTCCTGATTTTCCTGCGGTTCATTGTTTGCGGCAGAACCCTTCTTTTTGCCTTTTCTTTTGCCCGTGGCGGCTTTTTTAGCCTTGCCTGAAGCCTGGTAATACTTCGCCCATGCAAAACGCCGCATTTGGGGCGTAACAGTCGGATGAACTTCTCCTCCCCAGTTATTGACCGGCGCATAGACGAGTTCGTTTGCCACCCTCACTCGGTATTCTCCCGGCATGTATTTGACGGAGCTGAAGAGATGGTTCCTTCCGGAGAGCAGCGTCCCGTAGCTCCCTGCCGCATCGGTCCGTCCCGAGGACAGCCTTTTCGCTTTCGGCCACGGGTGTAATCCTCCGTTTACGAAACCTTCCCGGCGGAAGTTGTCCTGGAAATGGTCTTTTGCCATTCGTCCAGCGATAACCGGCATTTTCCGTTTCATTAGCCCATCCAGTTCTTTCCGTTTGGCTTTTATCAGTTTTGAATATTCTTTTATGTCCATGAATGACTGAATTAAAAAATAATTTTATACTTTTGCAGCAAGGCGTTTTTTATGTGCCTTTTTGCGTTATGGAAATACCTAAACAAGTGTCGGAATTAGCAAACAGTAGCGGTTACAACTCCGTTGTCTTATCAGCCAGTTCCCCTGAAGGAAGCATCTATTCCGTGGGCTGTGTTGACGGGGATGGTTTTGAGTTGCCTGTCGGTCTTCCCGCCTTTATTCTGTTCGACGGCCAGTCCTGCCGTCTGGTGGACGGTGAGGAGGGGCTGGCACTTTCTTCCCGTTTATTTGGTGATGAATAGTCCCATGATTTTGGGATTTACCAGTTTGTTGTCTATTCTTATCACTCCCACACGGCCCGCTTTCATGCTCTGTATGTAATTGCTTGCATCATCCTTTCCGGTTTGCGGGTCGAAGAACCTTGTCTTTCCTTCAGTCACCTCTGCGCAGAACACGTGTGCGGAGCCGCCTTTCCAGGCACAATATATCTCGTATATTCCATCCTCTCTGAATTTTTCCCTGAAGTATTCCTTCAGCCGGTTTGCATTCATTACTTGATATCCCTTTCTGACCTGCCATTTATAGGTATAGTCATAATCCGGCTTTGTTCCGTCCCGGTTCAGGAAACGTTCTTCCCATGTGATACCTTGTTTTGCCATTTCATTGTATGCGCTTTGTCTGATGTTGGGTTTTGCCTCGATGTCAAACCCCAACCTTCTGAGCATGTGTGTCACGGTGCAGGTCTGGCAATTCACGCGGTATCCTTCCTCTTTTCCGAATTTCGGGTTCTCCTTTCCCTTGTTCGCCTGTTCGTATGTCATCGGCTTGCCTTTGGTAACGCCGAGTGCCTTTTCTATCTTGAGATTGTTGCGGGCGATGTCGGTTTTTTCCTCCAGCGTCAGGTTGTCCGGCATTTCGGCTATCATTTCGTTGATGCGCCTGGTCAGTGCGTCCACGGCTTTTTTTGCTCCCGGATGCGCTTCAGTAATGTAGGGGTGTTTGTCTGAAAACAGTTTGCCGTCTTTTCCCGGATTGTTTTCCAGACCGTCATGTGCCTTGTTCTGCCCGTTTTCGTCCGGTACCGCTGTCGGCGCTTCATCCGTTGATGAGAGCGTGCACTTGCAGTTCCATCTGTCTCCGGGCCTGTGCTCGTTCCAGAACGGATCATCTATCGGACGTATGGTCCCCCAGAAAATCTGGTGGTCGGCTCCCGGCGTCACACTTGTGGACGGCATCCATTTGAGGTTCGGCAATACATCCTTTTCCCTTTCGAACTGTCTCCAGTCCGCGGCCTGGTGTGCCCGTATGACGGCCGTGTCGTATTCTGTACGCAGCCAATGGATCATCTGGTGGTCGGCTATGGGCATGGCTTCCTTCACCCACTGTTCAAACGGCTTTAAACTTCCGTTTTTGTCCAGCAGCAGCGCTGCCATGTCGTTCTGTGCCCTGTGTACCTTGAAAGCTGCGAACACGGCGTTGTTCATTCGGATTTCACGGTAGAAGTCATAATCCGGATCATCGGTTTTCCGTGTCCCAAACCCCTTGTCGGTGGCTTTGTTCATCGTTTTCCACGTGGTCTCGAACAGGTTCTCCTCGATGTCGGTCATAGGATGGAAATCTTTGCTGTATATGTTCTTCAGGGCTTTCTTCAGTACCTCTTCATCGAACGAGAATAAAGTTTCCACCTGTTTGTCCTCCATTCTGTAGAGGTCGTTTATCACCATTCTAAAGCTGCCCCGTCTCTCCCCGGGGCTTTCCCGAAAAAACGTTTCAGCCAGTTGTATGCGTTTTTAAGGGCATTTTTCTTTTCTTTGGGTGTTCCTTTACCGTGCTTTTCCAGTTCCGGTTCTTCTTCCGGATCCGGTTCATCCTCTTCCGCCTTTTCGGTCTCTCGGGCCTTCGCTGCCTCGATTTCCGCCGCTTTCTCCTCCTGGCGTTTCTTCAGCTCGTCATAGTTTGCCGGTTTCTCGATCCCGAATTCCTCGTAGAGGTAGTCGTCACCTACCGGCAGGTTGAAGTTCGTACGCAGCTGTGTGAGGATGGACATCTTTTTCTCCGGTTCGATAAGCTTCTTTTCCGGATAGCAGAACTCCCCGCCTGTGGTGTCTATTCCGAGCATTGCGAATATGTCGGCCATGTCATAGTTGAGCACGTCGAGGATGTCCTGCCTGTCGGAGAGCGTCACTTTCTCCTCCACGTCCTTGTGTACGGTTCCCAGTGCCTGTGTGCCCTTGTCGGAGGCTTCGGTGGTGAGCGTGTTTCCGAGGAACAGCTTTGAGATTTCGTTGTTGCAGCGCTCGCAGAGCTTGTCGTAGAGGTCCGCGCTCCCTGTCTTGTTCGCGGCTTCCACGAGCTTGAGCACCGTATCCTCCGCGTGCACGAAAACCGACAGGCTTCCGGTGCTGTCCGCGTCGTCCAGCGCCCTCTGCCGTGCCTCGTCGTCATCCGTGGGATACGTGTACTCCCTGATGGGCGCTCCGAACACTTCCGCGAACTGTGCCCAGTCCGCCACGTCGTTACGTTTGTATATCACCCAGATGGCTGCTTTCACCAGCAGTCCGGGATCGTCGGGTGAACCGATGAACAACAGGTCGGGGTACTCGTCCCAGGACGTCCCGGTGGTGTCCGTCTGGTGCCGCAGTATGAGCCTGCGCACGGGATCGACGTGTTTGCGCGGTATCAGGTCGTAGTTCACCCATTCCCCCTTGCGGTAGAACTGCACGAGTGTAACTCGTAACTTTGCCGCATCACTTTTTCGTAACAT